ATAGTTGCTCAGTTAAACAATCCAATACGAGAGGGTGGTAACAGTCTTGGTAACTGGGGTGACATCCTAAAGTTTCCTAAGATGAAACAACCCGACTCGTTTGAACACTACACCCCTGAGATGCACAAGTATTGTATCAGAGATGTTGAGGTTACTGAGAAACTTTATCTACATCTACGTGACGCGATGCGTGGATGGTCTAAACATTCTGTTAAGCTTGAGCATACAGTTAGAAGACTACTTGATATACAAAAGAATAATGGTTTCTTTATTGATCAAGAGAAAGTACTTGGTCTTCTTGCTATGCTTGACGATGAAGCAGGAACACTTGAAGAGAAGTTAGTTAATACATTTGATCCTACGATCAAAGAGATGAAGACAAAGACAAAAATAATACCGTTCAATCCTCAGAGCAGACAGCAGATAGGTGATCGTCTTATGAAGAAAGGATGGAAGCCTACACAATTTACTGAGAAGACAGGGCTACCTGTTGTCAATGAAGGTACGCTAGAAAACTGTGACCTACCTGAAGCAAGAGACATACAAAGGTTTATGTTGTTACGTAAGCGTAGCTCTCAAGCATCTTCATGGGTCAAAGCAATCAATCAAGAGACAGGCAGAGTACATGGTGATGTACGTACAATAGGTGCAGTAACAAACAGGATGAGTCATAACTCTCCTAACATGGCACAGATACCTGCTGTTTATTCTCCTTACGGTAATGAGTGTAGGTCTTGTTGGACAATTGAGAACCCACTAACACATAGACTGGTTGGTGCGGATGCATCTGGTTTAGAACTCAGGTGTTTAGCTCACTACATTAACGATGATGATTATATTCACGAGATACTTAACGGTGACATACACTCAGCTAATCAAAGGATGGCTGGACTTGAGACAAGAGATCAAGCAAAGACTTTTATCTATGCATTTCTTTACGGTGCTGGTGCAACCAAGATAGGTTCTGTTGTAGGTAAAGATGCCAATGCAGGACAGAGACTTATCAATAAGTTTCTAAGTTCCATGCCAAAGCTAAACAGGTTCAGAGAGAAGACAATCATCGAAGCTGAATCAACTGGAATGGTTCGTGGATTAGATGGTAGGTACTTTCATATCAAGTCTTCTCACTCCGCAGTTAACACGCTACTACAGGGAGCAGGTGCTATCATCTGTAAGGAGTGGCTTGTTCACATAATTAAATATGTAAAGGCAAAAGGTTTAGATGCAAAACCTGTAGCCAATATACATGATGAGGTACAGTTTGAGGTACACAAAGATGATGCAGAAGAGTTCTGTTCTATCACTAAGATAGCAATGAAAGATACAGAGAAAAGTTTAGCTGTCAGATGCCCTCTTGATAGTGAAGCAAAGATTGGATCGAACTGGGCAGAGACACATTAAGATGTTTAGTGCAAATAGAACTGGTGATATCTCAGAACATAAAGCTGTAGTGTGGTTGTTAGAAAAAGGGTATGAAGTGTTTATAAACTCAACATGTACTGGGCCTATTGATTTAGTAGCAGTGGACTCAGAAACGGGAGAAAGAATACTGATTGATGTTAAGACCAGAACTTTTAACGTTAAAAATAAATTCTCTCCTCCACGTAAGACCGATATGCAATTAAAGTTAGGTGTACGTATGCTTTACTATGAAAAGATTGAACATAAATTTTACTGGGAAGATGATGTAAATGATAGATGAATTTAATATCAAAGAAGATTGGATCACTTTGGCTAACAAGAAGTCAGAGGAGATGGGAATACTAAACAACTCTATCTCAAAAGGAACTGGCAATGTGATAGGTTTCTTAGGTGAGATAGGTGTTAACGATATGCTAAAAGATAGTGAGATATCAAACACTTATGACTATGATATTAAGACACCCAAGTTCACGATAGATGTGAAGACTAAACGATGCGGTGTTAAACCATTAGATTATTACATGTGTAGTGTGTCAGCTTATAACACAAAACAAACATGTGATGTCTATGTATTCGTCCGAATGTTACATGACCTGTCAAAGGGTTGGGTGCTAGGATGGATAGAGAAAGAAAAGTATTTTGATGAAGCAACATTTTATAAGAAAGGAGAAAAGGAAGGAGACAACGGATTTATTATTAAGGCAGACTGCTACAACCTGCCTATAAAAAAGTTACACGATATTAAATTTTTTTCTTGACTATCGATATCGGTTGCTTTATTTGTAGTGAGTACTAAATTTTTGAAACCTATAGAAAACGAAGAGGATAAAAACTATGCCAGTTATTTCTGGAAAAGCTTATTGGCCTAAACTACACACCCCGATGGGTACACCTATGTCACCTGATGACAAACGTTACTCCATTGAGATTGGTAATCTTGACAAGAAGAATGTTGAGGCTGCCAAGAGTGCAGGATTAAATGTTAAGACAGATGATCCTGAGTCAGGTAAAGCCAATGCTGGAATGAAAGGTAAGTTCGTAACATTAAAAGCATATGGATACGATTACAATGGTAATCTGAACCCGAAGCCACCATTAGTCGATGGTTCTAATAAACAACTTGATGATTCTATGTATCAAAAGTTGGGCAATGGTTCAGTTGTTAATGCTAAGTTTGTCTCCAAGACTACGAAGACAGGATTTGATATGTTCCTTTTACAAGGTGTTCAGTTAGTTGACCTTGTTGAATATGATAATCCTAACGCAGGAGACTCAGAAGATTTCCCAGTTGTTGAAGGTGGGTTCAGTGAAGAACGCATTGAGGATTCTCCTATATAACTTAGCATAAGAAAGGTGATAGCATTATGAAAAATATCTCCACGTTAACACATGATCTTGAACAGTTGTGGCAGAAGGGTTCCTCTCCAGACCCTGAACTACTAAAAGTATTTTGTGATAATGTTTCTGATGCTATCACCTCTTCTTTTACAGAAGCTGTTAGCAAAGAGAAGCGAACTGTATTAAGAATGTCTTCTCTCGGTAAGCCAGCAAGACAGTTATGGTATGAGTCTAGGGACAGTACAGAACCTGAACAGCTAGACTATTCCACAAGATTAAAGTTTCTTTATGGTCACATGATAGAAGAACTACTTGTTTTATTAGTTAAGATGGCAGGACATTCTGTAGAAGATCAACAAGAAGAACACGATATAGATGGAGTTAAGGGACACCAAGACGCTAGAGTTGATGGTGTTCTAGTAGATTTTAAATCAGCATCAGGTAGATCCTTTAGTAAGTTTAAGAACCAAACACTTACAGAAGACGATCCCTTTGGATACGTAGGACAGATGTCTGCATATGCACACAAGAACAACGATCAGGAAACAGCTTTCATTGTAATGGATAAACAAACAGGTCAAGTAACTGTGATGCCCTTACATCGAATGGAAATGATTGACCCTGAAGATAGAGTCAAAGAATTAAAACAAGCACTATCAAAAGATACTCCACCTCAAAGATGTTATGATGATACAGCAGATGGTCAATCAGGGAATAGAAAGCTGGCTACTGGGTGTTCGTATTGTAGATTTAAATTTGAATGTTGGGAAGATGCTAATGATGGTATTGGTTTACGTGGTTTTAATTACGCTAATGGTACACGGTATTTAACTGAGGTAAGGAAGCTTCCCAATGTCGAAGAACTCACTCCCAACTTTTAGATCCAGCTTTGAAAAGAATGTGTATCTTGATCTCAAAGAAAGAGAGATAGATGACTTTGAGTATGAGCCATACAAGATTGACTATAGGGTTCCTGAGATAAGTAAAAGGTATACACCTGACATAGTATTACCTAATGGAATTATACTTGAATGTAAGGGATGGTTTCCTTTAAAGGACAGACAGAAGATGATCTTTGTAAGAAGCAGTAACCCAACACTTGACATTAGGTTCATTTTTATGGATGCTACAGTAAAGATAAGAAAGAATAGCCCTACTACATTAGGTGACTGGGCTACTAACACAGGATTTCAGTGGGCAAGTCGTATTGTTCCTGAGAAATGGATCAATGAACCGAAAGCTAGACACAGAACAACACATGAGGATCACGACCACCGTAAGTATGTCGGATCAAAGTATGGAGGATATTCATCTTGGTAGTAATAATACATGGGATCATTTCTCTTCTACATATATTTTCAACGAAGGACAAGAAGAACTAAAGAGATCAAGCCCAGAAAGGGTAATGTTTATAGCAGTATTTTTACAGTCTTTATTAGATGCAACTAAACCAGAGTATGAAGGAGAACCAAAGACAGCAGTAGCAGACAGAGACTGTGCAATTAAATGGTTTACTATTCCTGATTGTGTAACCGCATCAACTTTTGAACCTATATGTGAACTTGCAGGAATAGATCCATACTATGCACGTAGGTATTTTAAAATGATAATGAATGGAGAAAGAGAGTTTACATATAGAAGAATTAATATTCTTTTAAACGCTACTAAAACTTAAAACTGGAGAGAGTAAATGAGTTCAGATTACTACTTAAATAAAATGAAAGAAGATACTATGTTATCGCCTTACAGTAATAATAATAAAGATGACACAGTAGATATGGTTA